CGTTCTGAGCCCCCGTCAGTACTACGCCCTGATCTCTCAGGTCGATACCAACATTCTCTACCGTGAGTATGGTAACAACCAGGGTTCGATGAACACTGGCGATGGCCTGTTCGAGATTGCTGGTATCAAGATCAAGAAGTCCAACAACATTCCTTTCCTTGGAAAGTATGGTTCGGCTTCTGGTACTGCTATCGACGCTGCTGCCGTTACCGGCGAAAACAACAGCTACGGTATTGCTACTGACTTCACCAACAGCTGCGGTTTGATCTTCCACCGTGACGCTGCTGGCGTTGTGGAAGCTATTGGCCCCTCTGTGCAAACCACGGGTGCCGACACCAAGGTGATCTACCAAGGCGACGTTATCGTGGGCCGTTTGGCTTACGGTGCTGGCGCTGTGCGCGTCGGCGTTGCCGGTGCTTTCCGTAACACCTGATCCGTTTAATAAGGGGTTTGCTTATTAAAGCTTACCCCTTTTTCTTTTAATTACCTGCCCCCAACAATGACGACCCAACTCCAGGCTATTAATCAAATGCTGACGGGTATCGGGCAGGCACCAGTGGTGTCGCTCGACATCGCTAACCCAGAGATTGCCACGGCACTTTCGATTCTTGATTCTGTTAACCGAGAAGTTCAAGGAGAAGGATGGCACTTTAATACGGAGATTAACTATCCGTTTACTCCTGACACAAGTGGTCAGATTGTCATTCCTGATAATGTTCTTCAGATCTCAGATAATAAGAATTCAAATGTGCAACAATACCAGACCGTAATTCGTGGTGGTAAACTCTACGACAAGATTGCTCACACTTATATCTTTCCAACAACCAGTCCCATTAAATGCGATGTGGTATGGTTGTTTAATTTTGAGGATCTTGCTCAAGTCTTTCAAGATTACATTACCCAACGTGCTGCCCGTGTCTTTGCTGGTAGCGTAGTTGGATCAGCAGATATGGTCAAGTTCAACCAACAAGATGAAGGCATCTTAAGAGCCAACTGTATCGCTTATGATACGGACACCTCTGCTGTCAACATCTTCGGTGTGGAGACTGGTCAGAACTTCTACATCTCTTATACCCCCTTCCGCACTATTGCACGATAATGGCAGCCATCTCTCAGAAACTTGCTAATCTGGTTGGTGGTGTATCACAACAGCCAGACACAGTTAAGTACTCCAATCAACTTCGTACTTGTGATAACTATTATCCTGACTTTACGTTAGGACTTGCTAAACGTCCTGGTCTTCAAGCCAAAGGAAAGTTAGCTAATGCTGCTGATGATGGTACTTGGTTTCACATCTTTCGAGATGATAAAGAGAAGTACATTTTTCAATTCAGCAAGGCAGGTGCTCTCAAGGTATGGGATGCCAATAGCGGTCTTCAACAGACAGTTAATACAGTTGCTGCTGAAGCTACTACCTATGCTACCCATACAACCTTTGATGATTTAGCTACACTTCAGATTAATGATTATGTCTTTATTCTTAATCAAAAGGTTACTGTAAAGCAAAGTTCTTCTAGTAGCTCTTCTTATAATCCATTTGGCTTTGTAAATATTAATACTGTTGCCTTCAATATTGATTATGTTATCACAATTGATGGTGTTACTTTTACTCATACAACTCCAAATAACTCGGGTGGTTCTACCCAAAATAGTGTTTATACTATCATTACTGCACTTACAGCAGCCATCAATGGTAATGCGCTTTATGTAGCAGCTAATGTTGGTAACACTATTTTAATTCGTCGTACCAACAACGCAGATTTTTCCCTTAAGGCTACTGGTGGTACAACTGGTAATGCCATTGAAGCATTTAAAGAAGAAGTTACTTCTGTTGCTCAACTACCTCGTGAATTCTTTTCAGATCGACGAATTAAAGTTGCTGGATCAGCTGACAGCGAGGCTGATAATTACTGGGTAAAATTTGTTCCATCTACTGCTGGACAAACAAGTGGTGTTGGTAGTTGGGAAGAAACCATTGCCCCCAATACCGTACTTGGTATGGATACTACTACGCTGCCTCACGTAGTCATTCGAGAGGCCAATGGTACCTTTACCTACCGTCAACTGGATGAAGCCTCTGCTACGGCTAGTGCAGGCACAACAGCAGTTACTGGTATTCCCACGGCTGTCAGCATTACTTCCGCAGTTAGCGGTGGTCACGTTGTTGGAGAAGAGTTTGCTGCTACGGGTGGTACTGGTAAAAACCTGCGACTTCGTGTTGATAAGGTGAAGACTGTTACTGTTGCCAATAGTTATGCTGCTAACTCTAGTAGTTATGTAAAGCAGGTAACAGTAAGGACTCTTGTTTCCAATACTTCAAGGTATGGTGCTGTTTATACAACAACCGTTACCTATTATTGGTACTTTGCTGGTGCTCAAATTGGACAAGGGTCTGCTGATCGATTAGTTGTCGGTGATACTACTTATGTTCGTAATGGTGATTTCCAAAACATCAGCAATGAACTACGAGCTGGCATTACCTCTTCACAGGTAACTAATGGTGTTATTGATGCTATTGGCATTATTCAACCAGGACAAGGTTATACAGCTACTAATGCTGTTTATAATACCAATGGTGATGCCTTTAGGGTTGATACAGTTAATACGCAAAACCTTGAGGGCGATGCAGTTCGTCTGGAGTATTGGAAACCCAGAACTGTTGGAGCAGCCGATACCAATCCAATGCCTTCTTTTGTAGACAATACAATTGACGGTATCTCATTCTTTAAGAACAGGATTGTCTTTACGTCCCGTCAGAATGTGATCTGCTCACAGGCAGGAGATTATTTTAATTTCTTTGCTAGTACAGTTATTACTATTATTGATAGCGATCCAATTGATCTAAGTGCCAGTAGTACTAGACCCATTAGGTTTAAGTATCTATTGCCAGTACCACGGGCTGGTGTGCTTTTGTTTGGTGATAATGCTCAGTACGTGTTGGAAACAACTACCGAAGCATTTGCTCCAAAGACTGCTGAGATTAACCGTTTGTCTTCCTTTAGCCTAACGGATTCCATCTCTCCAATTGATGTCGGACCAAGTTACATCTTCCTTGAACAAGGAGATAAAGCTACGGCTGTCTACGAGATGAACATTGGAGACAATGTTGGTGGCAAGCCGATTGTTCAGGAACTTACTAAACCTCTTCCTTATTATATTCCAGCAGCAATTAAGAACCTAAAAGTTTCTCAATCAGCTAATACTTTTGCTATTCTTAGTGCTCAAGATCCAAATGCTGTCTACCTTTATCGGTTCTTTAATGCCGGTGAAAATAGAATTTCAGCTTGGTTCCGTTGGATCCTCCCTGGAACAGTAGAGAGTTTTGATTTTGATCAAGATATTATGTATGTTGTTATCAAACAAGGTAGCAACTACGTTCTCAATACTGTGTCCTTAATGACAGAGACACCAAGTCAATCACTTCTCTTTGAGGGTGAGTATCTTGATGTAAGGCTTGATTACTTTGATTATAATCCTACTCTTGTCTACAAGTCAGCCACCGATACAACACGTGTCTGCTTCAAGGATGGATTTAATAACTCAGAGCAACAACCAGTATTGATGTATCTTAATCCAGCTATTGCTGGGTACTTTGAAGAGCAAACCCTTAAGTATGATGCTACTGCTCCAACAGGACAAAAGTACTACTTGGAAGCTGAAGGTAATCAAACCACTTCTAAGTTTGCTATTGGATATAAGTATGAAGCGATAGCTGAATTGCCTGCGTTTTATTTCATGAAGAAGGAATCTGATAAGGATACCGTAAACATTCCACGCATTAATCGACTCAAGATTAACAGCTATAACTCTGGTCCTTATCGGGCTCTTGTTGAGGCTGAAGGTCGTGATGACTTCTCCGTAAGTCTTCCACAGATCAATGCTAACTACTACCTTGCTGATAACATTCCCATTATTCGGAATGCTGAAAGCACAGTTCCTATTCTTGCCAAGGGTAATCAATTTAGATTTAGTTTGATTGCTGATGCTCCATTTCCAACAGCATTCACTTCTATCACTTGGGAAGGCACCTACAATAACAAAGGGATTCAAGTCCTTTAATTTATGGAATCGCTGATCCACACCGCCAGCCGCATGGACGCAATCTATGTAGCTCAGAACCTTCAAGATGATGACAGACAGGAACTTATTGGGTTAGGTCATTCCAATCCTGAATGGGTAACAATCCTGTCTGTCTATTACTCAGAGACTGCTGTAACCTTTTGGAACCCCGATGGAAACATTTGTGGGTTAGCGGGGGTATCCAGAACAGATGCCCATTGCGGAGCCATCTGGATGTTAACCACACCACATGTCCGCTCGTACCCAAAGTTATTTTTTAAGGAGGCTAAGAAATGGGTCGAACAACAGACCTCCTATGAGATGTTACATAACATTGCTGATCCAAGGAATAAAATGCACATGAAACTGCTTCATATGCTTGGATTCAAACGGCTGTCTTATGTTACTACTCCGACTAATCTTACTTATGTTGAATTTGCTAAACTAACAAAATGTGCCTTCCCGTAATTGTAGGGGTAGCTACAGCTGCAATGGGCGCTATGTCGTCTATTGCTGGCTACTCAGCCGAACGACAAGCAGCAAAGGAATCAGAACGAGCCTATCAAGAGCAACGTAACCTGAATGCTCAAGCAGCTAACCGTGGTTATCAACAAGCTCAAGCCAAGTTAAAAAGTTCCTATGATCAAGCTTCTCAACAGGCAGAACAGCTTCTTGTTCAACGTCTTCAAGCTCAGGGTTCCACTCTTGCTGCCGGTAGAACTGGTCAATCTATTGGAGGTCTTCTCACTGATGCCCAAAGAACTGAAGGCAAGGATTTAGCTACTCTAGGTTTGAACTTAGCTACGGATCAAGGAGATTATAACTGGACAGTTAATGATCTTTATGCCTCACATAAAGCTGCAAATATTCAAGCAGCTGCTCAACGTAAGGCAGCTCCTAGCACAGGTGGTCTTATTCTTGGTCTTGGTGGTGCTGCCTTGAGTGGTGTCAGTGCTGGTCTTGCCCTTAAGGCTCCGTCAGCTGGTAAACTTCCAAAGCCTGAAACAGGCATTGCAAATCCAAATATTGGTAAATACACTGGATAATCATGGCTAGTATTTATGAATCACAGGGTCCACAGGTAGCCCTGACTGGCCCTAGTACATCACCTAATTTTCAAGCAGAACCAACATACGACAGATCCGATATGATGCTTCGGCAATCAGAACGTGATCTTAATGCCTTCTCACAATTCAGCTCTACCCTAACTGGGTTCATTCAAGACTCAGCTAAAAAGAAAGCTGAAAATGATAAGAATCTTGGTATTGCTGATTGGCTTAATGGAGACATTACTCCAAATGAAGGTTTAATTAATAAATATCAAGGACAAACTAAACTTCTTGAAGCAGCCAATGATGCTGATTATCAAGTCATCAATGGTGTAAAACAAGTCAACCCAGGCTTGGCTGAAAGCGTCTACAAGAAGAGTCCAGCCGTCACAGGATGGAGAGCTTACGGCAGGGCTATTGGAGCTGCTATGCAAGCTGCTGGAACAGCTGAGGGGGCCTTTGCTTCCTTCCTTAAAAGTGATACGCCTGTCACAATTACTCTTGCTGATGGCACCCAAAAAACTTTTACACCTAAGACAGCTTCTACTAATGAAGAATTGTCTGCTGCGTGGAATGTGGGTATGCAAAAGTTTATTAAAGACACAGACATTGGTGGTATTAACCCTGTCATCCTTTCTGAATACCTTACCCCAGTAATTACTCGTCTTCGTCCCCAACTTCTTGGAAGGAGGATGGAAGAGATTATTACCACAAGAACTGCTAATGAAAAGGATGATCTTACTAATGAAGCCACATTGTCAGCTGCAACTTTGGCAAAAGATCCAGTAGCAACCCAGGCTTCTGTTACTCGCATCAATAAGCGGTTCATTGAGCTGAACGATGGCAATCGTGCCAAAGGCAATGAAGATACCCATGAGGCTTTTAAAAATGCTATCCGCATTGCCGCTAGTAAGGATCTTCAAGAAGCCTCAGCTCTCTTTACTAATTATCGTACCTCTCTTGTTAATCCAGAGAAACCAGAACTAGGCACGTGGGGTGA